TTCTAGCTTTTTGACCACTTCTTCTGGCATAGGTTGCTTGCCACGGTCTTCTTCTGGGGTATCGTCCTCGACAATAAATTCGAACTCATCGCCAGCTTCTTTGGCTTTGACTTCTACTTTTGCGGGTGCTTCGTCGGGAAACGTAAAGTCTTCTTTTTCAAATTCAGCCATTTGGGGCCTCCTTAAATAAACTTACGGGTGATGCCACGTGGGTCTTGAACCACTGCTTCTACCGTATCGTCGTTGATAATCCGAAACTCTTTGCCATGAATGACAAGGCGAGTACCGGCATTTGGGCGTACTAAAACAAAATCGCCTGGCTTGCAATATGGGCCATTTGGGAACCGTTTTTCGTCTTTATAGCAATCCGGGCCAAGCTCTACTACGAATAAAACCGTAGAAAGAACCTCATCTCGTTTAACTAATTCGTCAGGTTTAAGTAAGTTAGACCCTTCAAATTCTTTTTCTACTTCAGGGATTGCACACAGAATGCGGTATCCCGATGGTGTCGGTAACTGCTTAGCTCTGTCCTCAACAGGGATGTTTTCTTCCTTGTTAATTTTTGGCATTGGGTTGCCAAGTGCATCGGTAATAATTATTTCTCTACTATCGGGGTTTGAGCCGATAATTAGTTCACTCATCAGAGTTCTCCAGTCGTTGTTTAAGGTCACTCATTTCAAAGCGTGCAGTCAGTAGACCTTTAATCTGTCCGCACACGTATTGGTATTCAGCGTAGTCTTTGGCTGCGCCTCCACCCAAACTCTCTTCCAAGCTTTTGATCTGGTCATTTAGTTTTTGAACTAAATGGTCGAGGTATTTATCCATCATTCTTCAGTTTTTCCTTTAGCAGCGTGTTGCATGCGTAATTGATCTTTAGTTTTGGCTATGTCAACTCCAATGCGCATACCTTCAAGATGCTGTTTAGACTCGTTATCCATTTGATCTTTTTGTGCTTTTGCGCCAACTTGCATAGCAGCAATTTCTTTTTGGGCTTGAATTCTAGCTTTTTCAATTTCAATCTGGTCGGCTTTACCTGCGGCATCAGCAGCAAGTTTCTTCTGCTTGATATCGACTTCTTTAGCCTTGAGCTGGAGTTCTTGCATTTGCATTTGAACAATTGGATCTTGCTGAGCTTGTTGTGCTTGCTTAGCTTGCATTTCTTGGGTATCACGTTGCAAGAGGGTATTAGCTGCTTTAGCGGCCAGCTGAGAAATACGAACTTCGATTTCTGGTGGGATACCAATTTGTTCGCTATCTTCCTCTTCTGGGTGGAATGGTAGATCAAGATCCATTTCTGCTTCCATCTGTTTACGGTACTCGTAAGCAATATGCTCATTAATATGTGCTTGCATCGCAGCCTGCATAGCCTGTGCATTTGGGTTTTGCCCAACAAGCTGCATGATTTTTGGATCTTGCATAGCAGACATATGCACAGTAATGTGGGATTGATGGTCTTGGTACAAGAAAGCCTTAACCGGTTTCATCATGAGAATGTTTTGGTTCTCAGTAATTGGGTCAGTTGGTTTCTGGTCTTCTGGCAACTTAACTAACTGGCTTGCATTCTTAATACCCAACACATCAAGCATCTGGCGATGTAGCTTAGGTAAGTTATAAATTTGTGGAGCACCCTGAGCCAGCTGCAGTACTGCCTGGTACTGAGTAATCTTTTGTGCCATTGTTGCAGCATTTGGATCACTGACTGGTATCACGTCAACGTTATCGTAGTCTGAGCGTTTAGCTCCAGGGCGTCCTTCTACGGGGACATAAGTATAGGTATCTGGAGTGTAATCACGAATGATATCTCGAAGTAACCGAAGCTCCTCTTTAAATGAGTAGTGGATGCGGGCTTGTACAGCGGACATTACTTTTAATGTACGCTCCAGAATTGCTAGTGTTGTTCCAACAGGTGCCTGAGCACTCATGTCAGAAATTTGTAAGTCAGCAGCCGATGCAAAACGACGGCCTTCTTCAATGATCTTATCCATCAGAGCAGCCAATACTTGGCTTGGCTCTTTATATGGTAGTGGCAAGAAGTTGTCACGCATTGTTCCTGCTGGAACATCCACGTCACGCCACTCACCTGGGGCTATTGGTGTGTCATCGCCTTTGACACGCATGCCACGGGCCTTAAAGCCGCCTGGCAAGTTGCTAAGGGAGCCGGCATCAACCAGTTGGCGGAGGATTGAAGTTCCTGATTTAGCAAATGCCCCGATAAGGTGAATAAGCCCAAAGCAATAGAAACCAAAACCGGGAATGTAACCATAATGCACAAAGTGCGAACGCTTCTTTTTATGCTCATCTTCGGGTCTCCAGTTACGACGGATAGCTAAAATCTTGCTAGTCGCCTTATCAATAGTCACGATGTATGGCAGAGCAATGCCTGTGGGTTCTCCATCTTTATCCACATCTTCGTAACCCGGCAGGTCTAAATCAACCTGCATTTCTAAAATCTTATAGCGATCATCAACGGTGGCTCTAAAGCCCATCTTCTCAGCAATCTTCTTTTCAACTTCGTCGAATGAATCTACTGGTTCGCCTAGATCAACGTCACGCCAAAAGCCGGCGTACATCAGCTTCTTAACTTCGTTCTCAGTCTTACGCATAACGTGAGTTACACGTGGAGATGATTCTAAGTTTGAAGCGCCATAAGGAACAACTAAATCTTCCGCAGGGACAAACAAAGAAACCTGACGTCCCATAGCTGGATCGTAGTACACCTTCTTAAATGCATTACCAGAAAGACCCAAGCCCCAAAGCATGCGCTCATGCTCAGGACGGAACTCTTTCATTTTCTCTGTGAGCTGGTAGTTCATATCATCAGCTACACGTTCTGCTGCGTCTTTTTTGTCTTGTGTTTCTTTACCAATAATAGTTGTCTTAACTGGACCAGCGGCAGGGAATGTCTCCATGATGGTCTCAGCTTGGAAGCGAACTAGGGTCTCAGACAATAGTGGGTGGTAGACACCACATGCGCCTTCCCATGGCTCGGTGCGCTCTTCAATAGTCATGCCAAGTAACTGCAAGCCATCTACATAAGTCTGCATCCAGTCTTTGCGTGAGCTGATATCTTCGTCAAACTCACCAACTAAATCGCCAGCTAACTGGGCTAGTTCGCCTTCATCAATATACTCGGCAAGGTTATCGTCAAAGCCTTCTTCGTCTTCGCCCTTCTCAATCCTAAGAATTGGTTTGCCATCAATGCCAACCTCAACAGATTCAGGATCCTCAATAGTGATCTCAAGGTCTGGACCTTCTTCCATCTGGTCTAGCATATCTGCGCCCAATCCTGTTGGGGCTTGCGAAAGTGACTTATCAATTGCCATAGTTGTTCCTAAACGTTATAGTAGCCCTTGTTGCGTCTACTCTTGAATTCTTTAATATCTTCTGGCTCGTCCGAATCGAGCTGAATAAACCCGCCTCGCCTGAATCGTAACATGGCTTGGGTCATTGAGTCCACTAAGTCATCATGCTCTCCAGACGGAAAACTTGCTACTTCTTCTACTAATTCTTCTGCCCAGCTTGTTGCTGGTACCCAGACACGTCCGCTCGCAAACAGGTCGGCTACGGCGTTTAGACGTGCAATCTTGTCGTTACCCTTGCTTGGGACGTACTCTTGTACAGGTATGCCCATCTGCCGAAGCTCAAAAACTAGCGGTGCGCCGGATGCTTTGGCTTCAACAATAAGGCAATCTGGCTCCCACTCTTTGAAGTCGTCGAAGGCTTTTTGTTTGAGTTCTGGGAACTCCATACGTTTTTTAAACGCATTAAGTAAAATAATGTTGGCGACATCTACTCCCCTTTCATTTGGTGCATAGAACACACCCCATGTCGTACAAGCGCAATAGTCGGACCGCTGGGTTTTTAGGAAGGCCGTATCCCAAGACTGGATGGTGAACTCACACATCGGTGGATAGTCTTCTTCCCAGATTTGCCACCACTCACGCTTAACAATAGCCGACACATCAGAGGTGGGCTGCTGCATATACTGCGCCATCCACTTGCCGTTTGGAAGTTCGTTGCGTAGCGCTTCAAGTTCTTCTAGCTTCCAGAACTGTGGCCACAGCGGTTCTTCATCTGGCAAAATTGCAGGAAATTCAATGACTTCCCACTGCTCCCCTGAGCGTTGCTGCGCTGCTTTAACTACTTGACCGGTCAAATCTTTCTTAGACCACCGGGTCATAACTATAATAATAGAGCCACCTGGCTGTAGACGCTGACGAGGACCTGATGTATACCACTCGTACGTTTTGTCGTACACCTCTGGGTTGTTCTCGGCTATAGTTGCTTCTTGTTCTGAGTGAGGGTCGTCAATAATGAGGATATCCGCTCCCTTACCTGTAACAGCGCCCCCAACACCGATAGCAAAATAGTCTCCGCCCTGGTTAGTCGCCCACCGGCCAGCTGCTTTGGAATCAGCCTGGAGTCCAACTCCTGGGA